CTGATGGCGGTCATGGAGTTTTTGAACGCAAGTAAAGGAGGTTAAGATGTTACAAGCATTAATTGGGCCAGTGGCAGGGCTACTTGACAAATTTATTGAAGACAAAGACACCAAAAACGCTCTAGCTCATGAAATTAGTACGATGGCAGAGCGTCATGCTCAAGAGCTTGCAAAGGGTCAGTTAGAGGTCAATAAAGTAGAAGCAGCTTCAAAGTCCATGTTTGTCGCGGGCTGGAGACCGGCTGTCGGCTGGGTCTGCGTATTAGGCATGGCCTCAAACTACATTTTAATTCCATTTGCAAATTTTGGTTTAGCTTTAGCTGCGTCTGACATTGTAGTACCATTAATAGATACTAGCACTATGATGCCCGTTTTGATGGGCATGTTGGGACTTGGTGCTATGAGAAGTGTCGAAAAAGTTCAGGGAGTTTCGAGAGAAAAATGATTGGTTGGCTATATGAAAAACATTTGAAATTATTTTTTGGGCGCGAATTCAAACGTGTCCGAGCGAGAGATAGCAAAGGACGTTATGTCGCTGATGATAAATCTACGCCAGATAAAAATGAAGCGTATATCAATGTGTCGGCTGCTTTAAACGCAGGGAAGAATGAAGACTAGCGCAGAAGGTGTTGCCCTCATCAAAAAATTTGAAGGCTGCAAGTTGGAAGCATATCAGTGCAGTGCAGACGTTTGGACAATCGGCTGGGGAACGACTAAAGGAGTTCAAGAAGGAGATACCTGTACGCAAGACGAAGCTGATGCTTTTCTGGAGAATGACCTTTTTGAATTTGAAAAGGAGATACACAAACACGTTAACGTACCTCTCAAACAAAATGAATTTGATGCGCTCGTTTCTTGGGTATACAATCTTGGTGGAAGTAACCTTCGGGAATCTACTCTTCTTATTCGGATTAATGATGGCACTGACAGCAGTCGCAGTGATATTCCTTATCAAATTAGAAGATGGAATAGGGCTGGCGGCAAAGTTTTAGATGGGTTGGTTAGACGCAGAGAGGCTGAAGCTTTGTTGTGGCAAGGAAAAGATTGGACTGTCGTATAAATCTATTGCATATATAAGATTAAATCGGATAAAATCTGATTATCAAGGACAATATATAGATTTATAATAATGATTGAAATACACACTACCTCGTTAGTGTATCAGATCACAAGGGAAAGACGACAAGCCGTTATCGACGCTATGATTTATGGTAACGTCAAGTCAATGGAGCACTATCGTGAGCTTATGGGCAATCTTGAGGCCCTGAATCATGTGGATCAGGAATTAAAAAACCTGCTAGAGAAACAGGAGCAACGCAATGAGTAAGTCAGAAATTGATCTTTCTGCCGCACCAAACGCAAACTTTCAGATCGAAAGTGAAGCACAAAACCTCGAAGACGCATACGAAACCAAACCATATCTCCGGCCTGAAAATATTGGCGGTTCTTTACTTGAAAGACTTCCTACACCTACGGGATGGAGAGTGTTGATTCTGCCGTATCGGGGTGTGGGAAAGACAAGTGGGGGTATACATCTACCTGATGAAATGGTCCAACAACAGTTTGTTTCTACTCAAGTTGGCTACGTGTTGAAAGTCGGAGCGTTAGCATATAAAGATCCTGAAAAATTTCCTGATGGCCCTTGGTGCGCGGTAAAAGACTGGGTGATGTTTGCCCGTTATGCAGGATCACGATTCTCTATAGATGGCGGGGAAGTAAGAATTTTGAATGATGATGAGATTCTTGCACGAATTTCAGACCCAGAAGATGTCAAACACTATTAGAAATGCACCCCATTTATAACAAAATGTATTACAAACCGCTGCCAGATTATATTGAGATAGGCAAGAGTCCAATAGAGGGCTTTGGTCTTTTTGCAGTGGAGGATATAGAAAAAGACACTGATGTAGGAATGTCTCATATGAAGGTTCCTATTATACAAGGTTATGTACGAACGCCGATTGGAGGCTTTTTAAATCATGCAGATGATTTCAATTGTCAGTTGTCGTTGGAGTTCGATTGGGACGACTACCGGACTTACCATGTATATACAACAGTCAAGATTTGTAAAGGTGAAGAACTTACATTGAATTATTATGTTGACGATCTTAATTACGGGCAAGGTGACAAATGAATATTGAAACAGCGAATCAGGTAGAGTTAGAACTAGACGATACGGAAACAGTAGTTGAAGTCGAGTCAAAAAACGAAGAAGAAGTTGTGGAGGCGACTACAGAAGATCAATTTGAAAAGGCTGATTCTGCAACACAAAAACGAATCAACCGGTTGACGAAAAAAATGCGAGAGGCTGAAAGACGAGAGGCCGAGGCAGTAAATTATGCAAAGCAAGTGCAAGCGGAGTCAGAGCAGTTAAAGACTCGTATGAACAATCTTGATACTAATTATGTCAACGAGTTTAGCAGTCGGGTTACTACACAGACGAAACAAGCGCAGGATGCGATGGCTAGAGCTATGGAAGTCGGTGACACTAAGGCGGCTGTTGAGGCACAGCAACAATTAACTGAATTAGCCATACAGAATGATCGCGCACAACAGGCCAAGATTCAACAAGAGCGATATCAGAAACAATTTGAAGCGCAGCAGCAAGCGCAAGTCAATCAGCCGATGCCCCAGCAACAGCCAGAGCCAAAAAGACCTGATCCCAAAGCCGAGCAATGGGCCGTGAAAAATGATTGGTTTGGTCAGGACGAAGCTATGACTTATGCAGCTTTTGGAATACACAAAAGATTAGTTGAGGAAGAAGGATTTGACCCGCAGTCAGATGACTATTACAATGAGCTTGATCGGAGAATTTCTGACGAATTCCCGCACAAATTTGAAAAGCAAAGCCGCCGACCCGCTCAGACGGTTGCTTCTGCTAGTAGACAAACAACTGGGCGCAGTGGGAAAAGACAGGTTAGACTCACCCCTAGCCAAATTGCGATAGCGAAAAAATTGGGTGTGCCGCTTGAAGAATACGCGAAATACGTGAAGGAGTAAGATTATGAGTGAAGAAACTATGGATGCGCCCATCAAACGAACTTCTCGCGCAAACCAAACTAGGAACAAAAAGGCTATGCGTAAGCCTTGGAGTCCACCATCTATGTTAGACGCGCCACCTGCGCCTGACGGGTATAAACACCGTTGGATCCGAGATGAGGTCCGAGGGTTTAGCGATACCAAGAACGTCAGTGCAAGAATAAGGGAGGGCTGGGAGTTAGTTCGTAAAGACGAATATCCTGAATTTGAGGCCCCTGTTGTTGAATCAGGTCGATATGAAGGTGTGTTTGGAGTAGGTGGGCTGCTTCTCGCACGAATGCCGTTAGAGACAATTGAAGAGAGAAACGCATACTTTGCTGGAAAAAATGCGGATCAAATGGAAGCTGTCGATTCTGACATGTTGCGGGAGAATGCACATTCAACCATGACGATTGCAAGACCGGATCGTCAATCTCGTGTAACTTTTGGCGGTCCACGTAAGTGATGACCGTTATTTTTAGGAGGAAGTAACATGGCTAATAGTAACACTGCCTTTGGTCTTCGTCCTGTTGGAATAGTTGGAAGTGGCGTTAACTCAACTGGGGTAACTCAGTATGAGATCGCATCTAACAATACCAACGCTATCTATCAGTTTGGCATCTGTGTCCCCACAAGCGCAGGAGTAATTGCGTATGCGGGTGCTACAGACGGCGGAACGACTCAGGCGTTGGGTGTTCTGATGGGTGTTGAATACCAAGATTCAACGCAGAAAAAGCCTGTTTTTATTAACTACTGGCCTGGGGCCAACTCTGTAAGCGTTGACACAAATTTTCCTGTGAAAGCGTTTGTAGCGGACAACCCCATGCAGATTTTTAAAGTTGCTAGTGATGCGTCTTTGACGGATCGTGCAACTGCTTTGACAGCAGTTTTTGCAAACGCATCTTTAGGAACATCTGCACGGACTGGAAGTGACAATACAGGTGTTTCAAATTCTGCACTGGGCGTGAGCACGATTGCAACCACTGCGACATTACCTTTAAGAATCATTGGCATTGCCGATGAAGAAGCAAACAGCGATTTTGCTGCTGCGGGTATACCTCTTTTGGTTCGACTAAATGCTCATTTCAATGCACCAACAAGCCGTTTCGATTCGCAGACCACTGCGACATCGACGGGCATTTAAGGAGGCTGACTAATGGCTATTTCAAGATCGCAATTAGCGAAAGAGCTAGAACCAGGTCTCAATGCGCTGTTCGGCTTAGAGTATGATCGCTACGAAAATGAACATGCTGAAATCTTTGAAGAGGAGGCATCTGACCGAGCCTTTGAAGAAGAAGTGATGTTGGGTGGTTTCGCAACTGCACCAGTCAAAAGTGAAGGTGGTACGATAAGTTTTGACGACGCACAGGAAACCTACACTGCAAGATACACTCACGAGACTATTGCTCTTGCTTTCTCAATTACAGAGGAAGCGATAGAAGATAATCTCTACGACCGTCTTGCTTCACGTTACACAAAAGCCTTGGCACGATCAATGGCAACCACAAAGCAAATTAAAGCGGCGGCTATTTTAAATAATGCCTTCTCTACCAGTAATGGGTTTGCTTTGGGTGATGGCGCAGCTTTATGCTCGGCTTCTCACCCATCTTTCCT